TCACGAGTTGCCTTGCTCGATCTTCGCGGCCGCTGCCTCCATTGCCGCCGCTGCCTGAGCTTTCCGTTCACGAGCGGTGGCATACTTCTCGGCCATTTGAACCGAGGAATGTCCCGTGATGTCGGAGACGACGGCCAGCGAACATCCTGCCTCGAGCAAGCGACCCGCAGCTGCATACCTCAGGCCGTGAAAACTTAGATCCGGAAATCCAAGACGGTCCAGCTCATCTCGAAGGTGACTGCTGAAGACACGCACCGAATACGGGATCCCCTTCGGTTGCACCACGAGCCGATCGCAGTCCTCAGGGTCGTTCGCCGAAACGCGGCGCCGGATCAATTCGACAAGAGGACCGGTGGCCGGAACATTGACGTAGTTTCCGGTCTTCTCTTGGAAGACGCTGACTTCGCCACCGAAGGCGTTCGCCTTGGTCATCAGCACACAGTCGATAAGTCTCTGACCGGTTTGAAGACCGACGACCACGCCATCGCGAACACGGGGCGATGCCTCGCGCAAGACATGCGCGATCTGCGCCTCGGACCATGGAATGTAGGATGCGACATCCTTCTTTCGCTGCAGCTTCTTGATTTTCTCAGCTGGGTTTGAATCCATGTGGTCGTTATCGACCGCCCAGGCGAACATTGCCGCAAGCACTGTTTTGAAGAGGTCGCCGGTCCGGACACCATTGATAGGCCCAGGCGGGTTTCGCTTCGAGCTTGGACGGCCGGCGGCGATCGCTGCCTCGTCCTTGGCCTTACGCTTTTCAATCGCTGCTTCACGATCCGCGACCGCACCAGCGATCACTTTGCTACGCATCTGGCTGACGATCTTCTTCGTGAGCTTGGCGAACGGAAGGTCGCCGACCAGAGCATTCAATCGATCGATCTCACGCGTGTAACTTTTCTTCGTCGCCGGTTTGAGGCGGTTCCACTCGTCGGACGCCTTATACTGTTCCGTGAGCCACCGGATTGACGCCTCGTCCTTCCGCTGCTCGGACGCTGTCTTCTCCTCGACCGCTTCGGCCAGTAGACGGGCATGTTCGCGATGGAACGCGGGCTCGCCCGGGAGACCGAGGATCCGGACCGCCTTCGGCAAAGTCGGATGGCGGAAATACCAGAGCTGTGCACCGCTCGGCTTCCGCACAACATACGTGAAGGGCAAGGCAGGAGGCACGTCAGTTACTCAGCCGGGCCGCGAAGGGATCATCGTCATCGATGCGTCCTCCGGCGGCTTTCACGCCGAACCTGCGATCGATCGCCGCGTCGAGGTCGTCCTTCAGCCAGACGCGGGCGCCGCCGTCCCTGGCGCCAGGCGGATACTCGCCGCTTTGGACGCGGGCGAGGAACGTGCTCTCCGACAGGCCGACGTAATAGGCAGCGGCACCGGCACGCATTTGGCGAGGTGGGAAGGCGAACATGGCCGATTTTACCGCGCTTCCGTATTCCGGCCGCACCTGTCGCGACCGTCGAACGCCTCGAGGAGCGCGGCCGTCACCATCCTGTCGATCGTATGCGCTCCGTCTGCGATCTGGATCGACCGATAGGAGGGAAGGGCGGCTGGACAGCTCATGGCGGCCGTGCGCAGTATCGCCGCGGTGAATTGACCGGGCGGCTGGCAGGCAAGCATCCGTCCCACGATATTCGCGAGGACGATGGCACATACTGCCACGCGCAGCCAGAGCGGACCGTGACGAGGAATGCGCATTCTCACCGAAGTATCCGGATGCGCATGCGATCGAATACGTCGCGCTCGATGTAGTCGGCGGCAAGCAGGCGTTTGAGGTCATAATCGGTCAGAAGCCTCCAGTCGCCATGGTCGCCCGGCTTGCGCACGAGGATCTGCTGGCGTTGGAGCCACCACTGTTCATCATCGATCTCTGCGAGCCCGTGGAGGCCGCGCCAGCTCTCGCGAACTCCGAGCGGGATCGGTGTGGGCAGGGTAGGATCATCACGGTCGTCTTCCAATTTTCATCTCCAGAAACATGCTCTGGAGGTTTGTTCTCCTTTTGATCGTGTCTGGCTTTTTCGCACCTGTCTACGTCTAATTTTATGCCTCTTCGGCCTCGGCGATCGTGACCAGACCTAGCGCGTGAGCGAGCAACAGGGCGTTCTGCAGCGTGACGGGCCGACCGTCTGGTTCGTCGGACCGGAGGAGGCGGGAGACGTAGCCTTTCGTCAGTCCTGCGCGCCTCGCGAGTTCGCCCTGGCTGACCTGCTGCGCGTCCATGGCCGCCCGGACCTGCGCCATGATGTCGTGGATTTCGCGCTCACTCATTGTTCGATCCCTTCGACAGGCTTTCAGGTGTGGCACCGTTCGGCAGCGAATACACGATGCGGCCAGTGCCGGACGCTACGAGCAACCTTTCCGCAGCGAGCTGCCTAAGGTGACCATCGACGGAACCGGCACCTTTGCAGCCGTTGTGGCCGCTGGACAGCAGGCCGACTTCGTAGGCGGCCTGCTCCATCATCTGGCTAACCGCCAGCGCCGTGACCTCCTCTCCACGAGCGAAGAGGTCGTTCGCGTATTTGAGGACGAAGCCGCGCGCCTTCTTGAGATCATCGCCCTTCTTCGCGTGGTTCGTCACATCCAGTCGATCGGTGAGGCTGCTCGTTCCAGCGAAGGCGTCCGGGTGCACGCCATCCGGCAGCTGAAAGACCGGCATCCGGTCGCTTCCGCCTTTGATGAGCACACCCTCGTCTGCGAGGGCCTGCAAGATGCCAGCCGACGAGTTCGACACGCTGACCCCGTTCCGAGTGGCGTTCTTCTTGAGTCCGACCGCCTCCCCGGCGATCTTCGCTCCCCAGATACTTTCGTCGAACGCGAGAGTCTGGACCGCGTTAGCGGTCAGCTTGGTTCCATCGTGACAGATCCGACGAACGCAGTCTTCGACGAGCGCGCGGGCTTTGCCGTTCTGCTCCGGTGCCTTCGCTGCCTCCTCGCGGCTGCTGCGCTCCAGATATTCGACCCAAGAGCGCGGCTTGTCCTTCATGATGTCGGTGATCTCTTCGAAGGCACCCTTTCCGATGCGACGTGGCGAGAACCACAGCTTCTGATCGCTCAGGCCGACGTTCTCCTTCGCCACCTGCATGACGATGGCGCGCGAATGCTCGGCTGGCAGACCCTGCCGCTCAAACCATTCGTCCTTCTTGATGGTGCCGGTCCTGCTGCGCTCAACGCGCGGACCAAGCGGACGCCTGACCTCGATCGACGCGCGAATGTTCGTCGACCAGCCGAAGCCGCCCGCCATCCTCGAGTCTCGTCCCTCTTCCGGCGCGAGGGGGTTCGGATCCGTCGTCTTCGGAGTGTGCGCGATGGCGAGGACGGCATAGTCGTCGGAGATGCCACCCTGATTGAAGAACCAGGTGTATTTCCCGCTTTCCTTGTTCTTTGTGAGATCGGCACCAGCCGTGCTCGTCACGCTATCGATCAGCAGCATGACCACCCGGTCGGTATCGTCTGGATCCCTTCCGGCGTTCTGCTTGCTGATACCGCCGACTAGCTTGTGAGCGACTTGGTTCGGCGCATAGTAGCGATACTCGTTCTCGTCGTCGAAGAGGCAGCCAGTTGAGAAGGGGAACTGCTGCTTGCTCTGACCGAGCGGTGCGAGCACGCGGATCCGGTTCCGCACTGCCTTCGCCTCCGGGCTATTCGGCTTCATCCTCAGATCGAACTCGATAATGGCGCGCAGACGGCGGTCGATCCGTTCATGGGTATCTTCCACGCTATAGATCACCACTTTGCCGTGCCGTTCAATCTGCGCGGTGTTGTAGAAGGTCCCGCGTCCAGCAGCGACGTGCACGGCCATCGACAGCGACATCCACGTCTTGAGCGATGCGCCCTTTCCGAAGATCGTGGTCAGACCGGTCCTGCAGATCAGATCTTCGATCAGCATCGGTTCGCGCGGGACTACCCCACCTTCCCAATCCGGCCATTCTTCCGATCCCTCTTCATCGTCTGGCGACCAGAGTTCGAATGGCTTCTCTTCGAATGGACTGAACTGGTGCTGCGGGATGATTGCGGACATTGGAAGGCGACCCTGTTTTAGTGTGGCTATGCACGAAGAATAAAGGCGGAGTTGCCCACAGACAACCCCGCCATGTCGATTTTTGAAAAAAGTTCAGCTGGACAGGACGAGGCCAGGCAGGGTCGGAAGATCGGCGAGGCTCGGTGCGGATCGACGTGCGGCGCGGTAGTCCCGCGCGGCGGCCCTTTCCGCGCGGCGGCGTTCCATTCGCTCTTCATGACGCTCCATGCCGACAGGGTCGCTGAATGCGTGATCGAGTATCGACTGCATCGTCATCTGGGACCAGAGGTGCGTGACCGCAGCCTCGTGACCGCGCTCAGGCGCGACATACGGCCCATCGCGGTCTGCGATCTCGAGCGTCGCGGACATTAGGGCCGACGCCTCGCGCAGGTCTATGCCGCTCGCCCCGAAAAGCACTTCCAGTTCGAGTAGGTCGCCCTCGTCAATCGTATCCGGCTGGTCTTCCGACAATACGTTGGACAACCATATCGTCCACCCGGCCGCCTCATCGGATACGTCCTCGTCACCATCGTTCGGTTCGGTCACGAGGTCGAGGATTGCTCCGGCCAGCATATGCGAGCCAAGGGTGTCGATGGCTCGCGGCTCACTCCGAAGTGCTGCGGCGAGCGCGACGGCGCCAGACGTTCCGAGATCGTCGAGAAGGAGCCGCCAACGCCCCCGGCTGATCAGTGTTCCGACCGGCGATCCGTCCGCCAGCGTATCCCCGGGATCAACGTCGCGATCTTCTGACAGTTGGCCAAGAGATCGAATGCGATCGGCCGAAGCGCAATGACTGCGAGAAGGCGGGACATAGAGCGATCCGAACAGGGTGGACGGCTGGCGTCCTTGCTGTCGGCGATCCGCATCGACGCTTGCGAGGTAGGCATCGTATGCTTCGCGAACCTCGCAAGCGCGATGTGCCGGGACTTCGAATGCGCTGATGATCTCGTCTGCTGACGGCATTTCCGAGGAAGCGGCAGGTGATGCGGAGGCGGGGCGTTTCGTCTTCATTCGCGAATTCTCTCATGCCGATTCGCCAATGGCAAGACCCCTATGAACGATTCTTGTCTTGCGGTTCATTTCGAGTTTAACGCGGCCGCCGAGTTTAGCGCTAAACTCGAGTTTAACGCACCCCTACGCTAAACTCGTAAGCGTCGGTAATCTCTGCATAATCTACGCTTTTCAGCGCTGAAATTGTTTAGCGTTTAGCGCGCTAAACTACCTTGATGCTAAACTTTCCGGCGGTCGTTTTTTGGCGGATTTCTGCGGGTTTGAAAGAGTTTAGCGTTTAGCGTCTAATCAGTGTGTATACACACACTGGACGGAGCGTCTCTTCGCTCCTCTCCGCCCAATGTGGATACGCCAGCTGCATTCGAGAACATAGCGATAGCCGCTTTCGTTGAATGGACGACCGTGATGGTGATTAACCTCACAGTTCCGCTTCTAACGTCAATCTGGTTCTTGGTGCAACTGTCCTAGGAAGAATGATCTATCGATGCAGTGAGACGTTGATATCTGCTCCCCGGTCCCAAAAACGTCTCAAAAAATGCTCACGTCTCAATTTTCGTGCAAGGACCCCTTGCGCAGGACATAGGCAAGGCGTTACAATTGCGTCATGACCAGCAGAACCCTCGCCGCTATCGACGCCCGCGCCGCCCTCCGGGGCATGTCCAAGATCGGCGAGGCGACCGAGTTCGGCGTCGCGCGAGGCCTCAATGACGTGGCTTTCCAAGCCATGCGCTTCGAGCGCGGCAACATGCAGAAGCGACTGGACCGTCCGTCGCGCTTCACCATCACCGGAACGCAGGTCTATCGCGCCGACAAGGGGCAGGCGGTGCCCGAGGCAGCCGTGTTCATCGAAGGCAAGCGGGCGAAATACCTGCGCGCCCAAGAGGAGGGCGGCACCCAAACGCGTGCCTCGATCGGCGCCTCCCGTGGATCCGGATCGTCCGCCATCGTCATCCCGGTGGCGCAGGAAATGGAGAACGCGCTCGGCTCGGCTGGTCGCAACGCCGTGAAGCGCGCCCTGCGCCTCTCCGGCACCTATCAGACCGCCGACGGCGTGTTCCGCCGCAAGGGCGGTGGCGCGTCCCAGATGCTCCTCGCGTTCGTCGAGCGGATCCGGTTGAAGCCGCGCCTGCACTTCGTCGACGACGTTACCGAGTTCGTGCGGCCGAGGATCGGACCGGCGGTGGCCCGCAGCGTCGATCGCGCTCTGGCCCGGGCGGTGCGCTCGTGAGCTTCTGTCTCGAGTGCATCAACCACATGGAAGGCGAGACGGTCGCGGTCGATCGCTATCTCTGGCCTCATCGGCCGGGGCCGAACGACCGCCTGTTCGATCGCCAGACGGCAACCGTCGCTGTCACCGAGCATAAGCTCGATGGCACTGGTGAGCCCTTCCGGGTGCACTTCCTGCGGTTCGATGATGGTGAGGCGGTGAGCCAGTTCGACAAGGTCGACATGGAATGCCGATGCGCGGACCGGAGGCGAATCACGAAGTCGAAGGTGAGCTCATGAAGACGCGTCCCAGCATCCTCGTCCTCGGCCACGCCCGCGCCGGGAAGGACACCGTCGCCGAGATCCTCACCCGCGATCAAGGCATGCGCTGCGCTTCGACCAGCGCGGCGGCCGCGCAGATCGTCCGCCTGGCGCTCGCCGAAGAGGGTATCCACTACGACAGCAGCGAGGCATGCTTCGCTGATCGCGTGAACCACCGTAGCGAATGGTTCGACATCATCGCTGATCTCAACAGCGCGGATCCCGCGACGCTCGTCCGGCACATCCTCTCGGATCACGATGTCGTGGTCGGCCTGCGCTCTGCGCGCGAGTTCGAGGCAGCCGCGCCCCTGTTAGACGCGATCTGGTGGGTGGACTCGAGCGGGCGCGGAGTGCCGCCGGAGCCGACCAGCTCCATGGATATCGTCTTTGACCCGTCTCGAATGACGCGGATCGACAACGGCGGATCGCTCGCGGATCTCGAGCGCAACGTCGCGTCGGCGATGGCTGATGCTTGGATTTCACTGGCTGACCGCTTCGAGCGCGCCGCCTGATTTACTGGAGAACTGCAATGAAACCCCATGACGACGACCGCTGCGCCTGCCGCAAGGATGAAGCTATGCAGATGATGGACGGATATCTCCGCGCAGCAATCGAAGGAAAGGATGCGTTCGAGGCCTACGTCGACGAAAACGCGGATGCGGATTTCGATCACGAAAATTACTACAGTCATGGCCGGATCGTCCACGGAGCAGCCCTCGTCGTTTTCATCGATGACGAGGGCCGAAGCACGGCCACAATGCAGGAATATGAGGCGGGTCTGCCGGTAGGCGAATAACGACGCGAACTACGCCCCGGTCGCGATGACCGGGGCGCCTTCGTTTATCCGATCAAGCCGGCCAGTCGCGCCACGCCCTCGCGATCTCCGGACCGCCGGCGTCCGATGCGAAGGGCCTGACGAAGCTGCCGAACCCGTCCGACGAGAGTTCACGAGCCGGGGCAACTAGGTGCACGTGACTGTTTCGGCGCACTCCGCTTTTTGAAGGCACGTGCAGGATCGCAATGCAGCCGAGCTTGCGCTTCTCGGCGAACTCCACGGCGGCGAACCTCACGATGCGAGGCCACTCGCGCAGCACCTGATCGCTCTTCGAGATCGTGATCTTCGCCACGCATGCGAGATCCTTGATCCCGGGGAATGCGTCGGCCTCGTAGCGCTCGGCCAGGCGGCGTGCGTCGAGGAGGTCCGTCTGCGCGTCTTCCGGCAGCAGGACCGTGTGGACCGCCTGCGCGTGCCAGTCCGGTGCGGTGGCCGAGGGACCGCGACCGAACGTCAGCTTCTGATGCAGGAACTCGACCAGATCGTTGTCGACCTTGCCGAGGCGCCGCCGCAGCACGCCCCAGCCGACGCCTTCACCCGCATCGGTGATGACCATGGGCTGTCCGGGCGCGTGCCCGATGGGTCCAGTCCAGTGATCTTTCCATCTCGTTTTCGTGGTCATTTGTATTCTCCGAGGCCGGACCCACCGCGCGCATGCCCGCCTCCATTTTCATCTCTTCACGCGCGGCAAACCGCCGAGCGCATTAATTTCAGAAATCGACATGAGCCTATTGAAAGGCCGGAGATTGAGTCGTATTATTTACGACATGAGAACGGCACCGACGCCGGCTCCGAACGGAAGGAACACCGACATGACCACCACCACTGACGACACGATCACCTTCGAAAAGTTCGAAGCCCTCCGCGAGAAGGGCGGCACTTTCAACTTCACCCCTGACGCGGCTTTGATCGAAGAGATCAATGAGCGGAACTACTGGGATGCAGAGCGCGCCTTCAACCTGATCCACGGTTGTTCGGATGAGGAACAGGAAGAAGCGAAGGAGCGCATCAAAGATCGGATATGGCATCTCGAGCAGACCTGTCCGACCGGCTTGGCTTTGGACGAGTATCGCGATTATTGCGATTACATATGCGAGCTCGATGACGGCAGTATCGTGGCGCTCGGAAACCAAATCCCTCTAGGTAGAGGTTTCCACTTCATGCAGATCGTCTCTCTCGAAGAACAAAAAGAGGCGATCGAAGAGAGCAATAGCGAATGACCACACTTCCACCCACAGAACTCGCCGACCTCGCCAGCCGCGTCTTCGGACCCGGCTGGCAATCTGCATTGGCTCGCGACCGAGGCGTAGCCGTCCGCACCGTGCAGCGATGGGCGAAGGACGGCATATCGAAGCCGGAGACTGCCGAGGCCATCCGTGCCTACCTGCAGAGCCGCACAGTGGTAAGCGTTCCGGCGGCTCCGAGTGTCCAAGTGTTCGGCGATGGCGAGACCCGAAGCATCCTCACTGAGGCAATGCGAAGGATCGCAGCCGAGATCGTCGTGTCGAGTAAGGCAGCGGGATGGTCGGAGGAGGAAGCGCGACATGCGCTGAGCGAGGCGGTGTCGAAGCGGACCGGGACAGATGGCAAGTAAGAGGCGGCCTGCGAAGCCCTTCGTATATGACCCGGCAATGGACCCGTTCCTGATCGAAGGCGCACGATGGAGGGTCGGCGCGAATTTCGAACTCGTCGCACTGAGAACTCACGATCGTTCACTGCGGTTGACGCCAATGTCGGACGAGCAGCTATCGCGAGCCTTTGCGGAGATCAGGGAACGGCAAGGCGAGATCACCGCTCATTCGCCTCAGAGCACGACATTCGTTTTAGGACTGCTCCTCCATCACGGCGCGATCGATCCGTTGCACGCGATGGCAGGGATCCGCGATCTTCTGGAAGGTGCAGCGAATGATGAAGAGCGGGAAAGCCGGACGCGGATCTTCGAGGGCAGGGCGACACAGGCGGATCGCGAGGCGGCGATGAAGAGCGCAGGGCGGGGCGATACCGTGGATGGTGGGCCGGAGCGACCGGACACCACATCTAGTATGAGCGGGTCCTTCTGAGGGGGTATCGGCACAACATGCGGTGGGTTCGCGTCTCGCGTTCTCCGCCTACGAAACCGGCCGAAAATTTGCAATAATACACTTGATCCTTCCTCCGCGTTCCTGATCCGCCGCCGGAATACCTGAACGTGCGATAATATCCGCGACCCCTGCCAAACGGGCGGGAATGGCGGAGTTCTGCGGCGTTGGCGGCGAAATCGAAACTGGATGAGGCGATTGCGCAGGCCGGGAAGGATGCTTCCGCGAAGCCGGTCCGAAAGCCGCGCAAGGTCAAGACGGTGTCGAAACGCGGGCGACCCGCATCTGACACTTCGGCCAAAAATACGCCTTCGGAGCGCGTCTGGACGCCTACCGAACTCGCCGCGGCGATCGGCTACTCCCGCGACACGGTCTACAAGTGGGAACAGGCTGGGCTCGAGCGATCTATCTGCGGCAAGGGCTTTTATCTCCCAGCGGTCCTCCGTTTCGTCGAGGCTCGCGGTAAGGCTGAAGGCCGCCTCGAGGCCGATCCGGATGATGTCCTCGAGGCCGAGAAGCTCCGCGATCTGCGAGCGCGCGCTGACATGCGCGAGGACGAGCGCGACAAGCAACGGCTGAAACTGATCGAGGTCGAACTGGCGACGGCCGTCTACGAGGACGACTCCGCCTATGTCGCGGTCCATCTCCGTTCGCTGGGTGCGCGTCTCATGGGCCCGCTTTCGACCATGGACGACCCGGCCGACATCTGCGCCGCTATCGATGCGGAGGTCGAAACCGCGCTGCTCAACCTCAACGCCGATCATGTCGATCCCTCTTCGCCAGACGCGCATCCGCTGGTTGGCGGCGTCGCCATCGAGGGCCGAGGATGATACTGCGCACGACGAAAGTGCTGCAGCGCATCGGCGACGAGCTGACGCGTGGTGTGCGCCAGGCGCGTGGTTCGTTCGAGCAGCGCGCTGATCGCGCGCGCGTTTCGTTTCGCGAAGCGTCGTGCCGTCGTCTGCATCGCGAGCCGAGCCTCAGTCTGGTCGAGTGGTCCGAGCTGCACCGGCGGCATGGACGCGGGACAGCCGCGCCGAATTCCCCGTTCCGCGTTTCCGCGATGGAGGTCACGCGCGGCGTCTATCTCTGGTGCGACGAGCCCGGCGTCCGCGAAATCGGTCTCATGGCTTGCACCCAGTCCGGCAAGACGACGGTGCTGGAATCGATCGCGGGCCGGCACATCCATTCGGATCCGTGTCCGATCCTCTACGTCGGCCCCTCCGAGGACGATGCGAAGCAATTCACCGCCGACAAGTTGATGGCGATGGTCGAGGCCACCCCGGTCCTCAAGCCGCTGATCAGCACCGAGAAGGGCAGCGGGAACACGAACGTCAAAAAATACTTCCCCGGCGGCCGCTTCCGCGCAGGCTCGTCGGACACCCGGCGCACCTTCACGATGATGCCGGAGCGCGTGCTCTTGCTCGACGAAATCGATGGGCACGAAAACGCGGGCAGCGATGGCGACACCTACCAGCTCGCAAAGGGCCGCACGCCCGAGTTTTCGCATAACTATCTCCTCATGGCGGTCTCTTCTCCGACCGTGAAGAATCGTGGCAAGGGCCTGCCGACGATCTGGAAGATCTGGCTCAGCGGCGATCGGCGCCTTCCATACGTCCAGTGCCAAGGCTGCGGTCACGATCACTTCGCCGAGTTCGAATACGAAGACGGCCGCTATTCACTCCACATCCCGAAGGCGGACGCTGACGCCGGCGGCGAGTTCCTTCCGGACGGCGCGTCATATGTCTGCCCGTCCTGCGGATACGCGCACGACCAGGCGGACCGGCAGCGCATGCTGCGCGCTGGCGCGGTGCACTGGCGCGCGACGCGGGCGTTCAAGTGCTGCGGCGAGTATCAGGACCCGGCGAAGGAGTGGGCGTCCTGCGATCAGACCGCCGAGGACTATGAGCGCATCTGGCAGCCATACGGCGCGCCGCTGGGTGTGGAGCCGATCGGCCACGGCGCGTGCGGCGTCGACCGAGCCAAGTGCAAGCACTGCGGCCGCATGCCGGTTCCGAACATCGTCGCGTCCGCGCGCTACGGCCGCTTCTATAATCCGAAATATGGTCTGCGCCAGATGGCGATCGACTGGATACAGGTCATCCGCGATCCGGCCAAGCGCCGCGCCTTCTGGAACACCGTCGTCGGTCTCCCCTTCGAGGAGAAGAAGAGCAAGGCGATCTCGGTCGAGAGCCTGAGCGAACAGGGCGAGGTCTGGGAAGCGAAGCCGCTGGAGGATCCCGAGGACCCGTTCGAGCGGCCGATCTACTACGTCCCGGATCCGGTGGCGATGGTCACGCTCGGCATCGACGTGCAGCAAGGTGCGGCGGACGGATCGAATTCGCGTTTCGCTATCGAGCGTGTCGGCTGGGGACCGGGCGAGGAGTCGTGGTCGATCGATTATGACGAGCCATACGCTAACACGCGCGATCTGAGCGAATGGGACCGTGTGCTGGTGCCCGCAATCGAGACCGCGATGCACCGTCGCGACGGTCGCACCTTTCTGCCCATGGCCGTCTGCATCGATGCCGGTAACAATCCGGACCAGGCGGCGTCTTTCGTAGCGAAGCACCAAGCGCGGCTCCATGCGCGCGGTATCTTCCTCTTCGCGGTCAAGGGCATCGGCGAACGCGGCAAGGCGGTCTATCGGACATGGGCCGGCGCGGCTGCGGACGCGAAATCGTTCAAGCGGTTCGCCGATGGTTCGGTTAAATTGTGGAACGTCGGCACGCGCGAGGCGAAGGACACGATCGCGAGCCATCTGGCGACGATGCACGGCCCCGGCGCCATGCACTTCCCGAACACGCGGCACGAGCTCTGGATCAAAGGCGTCCTCGCCGAGACGCAGGTCGAGAAGAACGGACATCTCGTCTGGGAGCATCTCGACAAGACCGTCGCAAACGAACCGCTCGACTGCCGCGTCTACGCGCTCGCCGGCCTTCGCGCGATCCAGTCCATGTATCCGGCGTGGTCGCTCCAGCATCAGGCAGATAAGGTCGGAGCGACCGCATCTGCGCTTCCGTCCGCCGACGAAGAGGAGGTCGAAGACGACCAGCCGCAGGAAGATCCGCCCGCGCCGCCGCCGGAATCCCCGGAGATGGTAGAATCCCCGCAAAGGCCAGCCAAGCCGGTCAAAAAACCGACGAAGCGCAAGCGGAAGATGGCCTCCAGTTACTGGGATGATCGATGACGACGGGATACACTCAAGCCGATCTGGACAAGATCCGCAGCGCCATGGTGCATGGCGTCCGTGAGATCTCGGTGGGCGGCCGAAAGAAGGTGTTTCACTCCCTCACGGAGATGCAGCGCCTCGCGGACGACATCGAAGCCCGCCTCCTCGCCGCTGCTCTCCCGCCACGTCCGCCGCGCCGTAAGTCCGGCACGCTAATGGTGCGCGTCTGATGGCGGGCTCTGGCATCCTTTCTCGCGCATGGGACGCGATGGCACGTGCAGTCGTTCCTCCGAGCGACCTTCCGACTATGCCTGACGTGATCGAACGCGAAGTGATCGTCCGTCGCGGGTATCCCAGCGGCGATCCTCGCGGGCGCGCATCCAGCCGGGAAGACATCTATTCGGCGACGGCGGGATCGCGCATCAGTCCGCAGCGCCAGCGCGATTACTGCCGGCGAGCGTCTGAAGACAATCCCTATGCCAAGCGCGCCGTGCGCGTGCTCGCTTCGCAGTCTGCGCGCTACGGCGTAACGCCGATCTTCCCATCTTCGAACAAGCGCGCCAAGAAGGCGATGGACAGCGCCTATCTACGCTGGCTCAGCCAAGCGAACATCGATGGCACCTGCGATTTTAACGGCATCCAAGCGGCCGTCGCGGAAGAATATTTCGCGGTGGGCGAGGTCTTCGTCCGCCGTCACGTCGTGCCCGCAGATCGCGCGGCGGATCTCGGTTTGGAGGTTCCGCTCCAGTTCGAAATCATCAAATCCGAGCAGGTGCCCTTCGAAAGCTTCAAGGCACCGAACGGCCATCGCGTTGTGGATGGCGTCGAGCTTGACGATTACGGGCTCGAAGTCGCTATCTGGGCCTACGCCAAGCCACGCGGTGATACGACATTGGTCGGCTCGCAGGACAAGGTGCGTCTCCCGATCTATCGCATGTTCGGACGCGCATCTGTCGAAGGCGAGATCCTCCATATCAAGCGCCCCGGCGTCGGTCGTCGTGGCCGTTCCGACATTGAAGCGGCCCGTCCGAAGCTCGGTTCGTTTGAACGTTACTCGAAGGCGACTCTGACGCGCTCCGAGGTCGAAGCGTGCTTCGCGGCCTTCGTCACCGAGAGCGACGAGCAGGCGAAGGCCAACGAGAATATGCCGCGTGAGCCGGGTATTAGCGACGAACCGCTGGGCGATATCGAAGATACCGAGGACGAAAGGCTCGAATGGATCGAGCCCGGTCGAATTGATTACCTTAAAAAGGGTCAGAAGATCGACTTCGCCAATCCGCAGTCGAGTGGTGGTCTGGAGGTCTTCGCCCGTGAGACGCTGCGTGCGATCTCTGTCGCGATCGGCGTGCCTTACGAGCGGCTGACGAACGACCTGTCTAAGGTCAGCTACGTCTCGTTCAAGGCCGGCGAGATCCAGTTCAAGGCCGATGTCGAGATGTTCCAGTGGCTGGTCCTCGTGGCGCAGTTCCTCGCGCCTGCCATGGCCATGTGGACGCAGGTTGGCTGGTTGGTCGGAAAGTGGGACCGGGTGTCGCCTGAAACCGTCAACTTCGGCATGCCCAAGTGGGAAAGCGCGGATCCGACGAAGGATCTCTCCGCTCTCGCGCTCGAGATGCAGCTGGGTCTCGTTTCCTACATCCAAGCGAAGGCTGAGCGCGGCGAAGACTGGCAGCTCACCATGGAAGAGATCGAGGAGGTCGCGGCGCAGGCGGCCGAGAAGGGCCTGCCCGGCTTCCTGCCCGCAGGCATCGCAGGGAAGGCTGCAGCCGGAATTGTCGATCCGCCGCCGGAATCTTCTGACGTGGTAGAATCTGATCAAGACGAACCGGAAGGGCCGAAACCGTCCGGCCGGGCCCGTCGAGCAAAGAGGTAAAGCATGAGCAAAACCGCATCCCTGGCTCTCGCAGCCGTCAGCGTCCTCGGTATCACCGGGCGTTCCGCCATGCCGAGCGATCAGGCGGACGTGACTCGCGCTGACGCTCGTTTCCTCGGCGACAACCCCGTTTTCACCCGCGCGGTGCAGCCCGAAGCCGAACCGCTCGGCGGCGAGCCGGAGAACGTCCAGACCGACAACGGCGAGGCGTTTGAATTCGACGCCATCGCATCGGTCGGTGCGCGACGCCTCATGTGGCATCCTTCGCTCTGCCGGATCGTCTGGGAAGAGCTGGAGATCACGCCGGAAAGCGTCGATCTCGATTACCTCAACGCCCGTGGCGGCCTGCCGTTCTTCCGCGAACACTACTACTGGTGGGGCGCGCAACTCGGCAAGGTGACTAGCCTCGATGTCGAGAACGGCAAGATCACGGCGCGTAAGGTCCGTCTCTCCCGCCATGACGACGTGAAGCGTTACCGGATGGACGTTGCGGATGGCATCGCCGACGCGGTGAGCCTCGGTTATCGCCACATCGAATATTCGCTCATCGAGCAGGACGGCGACTATCCGATCTGCCGCGTGACGAAGATCCAGCCGATCGAACTGTCGGCGACTTCCATGCCCGCCGACGCGTGGTCCTCGATCATCGAGGCCAGCATCCGGTCGGCCTACCCGAACGACGACGCGCCCGAGGCCGTCATCGCAGCCAAGCCGGCGTCCGCCGGAGGCGAAACCGCAACCCGTGCGGACACCACCACCCAGGAGACTGCTACCATGACCACGCCGACGACCGCGTCGAACGACGCTTCGCAGACCCCGGCTTCGCCGACGGTCACTCGCTCGGAAACCCCGGCCGTCGAAGGCCAGGCACCCAGCGCGCCCGCCAACGATGGCGCCACTGCCAGCTTCGATCCCGCAGCTTTCGCTGCTCGTTCGGCTGAATTCGTCAACATCGCCCGCACCGGAGGTCTGACGGACGATGTTCTGACCCGCGCGATCGCGGATCCGGCGATGACCGTCGACAAGTTCAAGGCGCAGGCGCTGGACAACCTGTCGACCCGCAGCACCACTGCCGTGACCGCTGGAAACGACGTGGTCAGCCGTGGCGATCGTCAGCAGGCGATGGTCGACGCATTCGCGGCACGCATCAGCGGCGGCGACATCGAAGGTCAGGCGACGGAATTCGCGCGCCACTCCTTCGTCGATTTCGCGGTCGAGAGCATGCGCATGGCTGGCGATGACACCATCACCCGTCACATGCCGGCTCACGAAATCATGCGTCGCTCGATGCACACCACCTCCGACTTCCGCGACCTGCTCACGAATTCCGTGAACAAGGCGCTGGTCGATCTCGGCACCGACACCGACGAGACCTACCTGACGATCTCGAAGAAGAAGAACCTCTCGGACTTCCGCGAGACGAAGCTCCTCGACTTCGACAACATGCCGCGCTTCAAGCGGCTGACTGAAGGTGGCGAGATCCGTCGCGGGACCATCTTCGGCAGCGAAACCGCTGTCACGCTGGAAACCTTCTGGATCGCTCTGGCGGTCACTCGGCAGATGTTCGTCAACGACGGCTTCGGCGTGTTCTCGGACATCCTCAGCACTTCGGCATCGACCATTCCCGGTCAGAAGAACGACCTGCTCTATGCGGCCTTCCTCTACGAAGCGCAGTTGGCGCTGGCGGCCGACGAGCTGTCCGATGCGGACAAGAGCAAGATCCTCCTGCCCGAGGTGAATGCCTTCCAGAACCTCGCCCTCGACGAAGACGGTCTGAACGCCGCAATCGTCGCGATGACGACCCGTCGCCGCCGCGATGGTGGCCGGGCGGGTGTGAAGCCGAAGTTCCTCCTGCACGGTCCCGCTCTGCGCACGCAGGCCATTCGTCAGACCGGCAGCTGGACCCCTGCGACGCAGGAAGACATCCCCGTCAATTCCGGCATCATCCCGGTGATGGACGAAAACATGCCGGGCCGCAGCTGGGCGATCATCAGCGACCCGAACAAGGGTGTTCCAGCCTTCATGCACGGCGGTCTCGATGGCGAGTCCGAGGTGATGACCTACGACTGGGAGCGGGTGCGCGGTCGCGACGGTTTCGAATGCGAAGCCGGCTTCGACTTCCATGGCTCGATGGTGAGTTCGCACGCCATCGTCGCCTCCCTCGACACCGAAGCCTTTGAGGCTCTCGACTGATCCCGGCGGGGGCCGGGCAACCGGCCCCTACCAACCGCCTGATGCCATCCCGGCCAGGCGTGACACGCACAAGGGAACGCCCACCATGCGCACTTACGACTCCCCCGGTGATACGCTCACCATCCCCGTCGCCCCGGCCGATTTCGATCTCTATCCGACGCCGGATCTCAATCGCGCCATCGGCGAGCACGTCGGCGTCACCGTCGCTGCCGTCGACAAGCGTGCAGGCTCCGTCAATCTGCAGGTGACCGGCGTGCATCGCCGCGCGGTGACCAGCGCCGAAGCGGAAACCGTCGCGAACGTGAAGGTCTATCTCGACGAAGATGGCGACCTGACGACCGATGAGGCAGTCGGTCCATACTTCGGAAAGGTCATCGGTTCACTCAAGGTCGGTGCCAACCCCGAGGTCCTCGTCCGTCTCGGCTGATAGAATACCCGAACCCGGTCCATAAGGCCGGCGCCTGCCCGGAGCGATATCCGGGCACCCATTCCCACATCGAGGTCGCTCTCCCATGCGCAGCTACGACACACCCGGCCGCATCATCACGGTCTCCAACACCGGCCCCGGCGCGGTCGCGGTTCGCGCAGACCAGCCGTATCGCCTCCGCAATCTGATCGGCGTGACCGTCCAGCCGGCGAAGGTCGGCGAGGACTTCAACCTCTGCGTCGAAGGCGTCTGCGGCCTGATGGTCGAGCTCGCGGATCCGGCCACGCCCGCGATTGAAGGCGATCCCGTTTCGATGTCGACCGATGGCTCGTGGAAGCTGGTCGCCAACGCTCCGGCTGAAGGCTTCGTGTCGTTCGGCATCCTCACGCAACCGATCAAGCGCCCGACCGAGGTTGCGCTTGTGAAGATTGCACCTGCGGCATCTAGTGGCGGTGCTGAGGCGCCGGGCTACGATGACACTGCGCTGGCGGGACGCGTCTCGGAGGCCGAGACGGCAATCGGCACGCTGAGCGGTCGCACGGACGCTGCTGAAGCGGACATCGCGGCGCTGCAGGCAGGCGATGGTGGATCTGCGAATGACGCGGTCGTGATGAATGCGTCCCATACCGTCGGATTTCCAACCTCCGGAAGCACGGTCGTTCTTCCCATGACGCAGGTCGTTCAAGCTCAAGGTCGCGATTGCCACATGGAGCAGTCTGGTCCGGGAGCGAACAAATACTTCGTGGCCGAAGCAGACGGGACCTTCCAGTTCAACGTCACGCTCCTCGCTCGAGTGGGATATCCGAACGGCATCCCCAAAGGCCGTCTCTACATGAAGCTTTTCAAGTATGATTCAGCCGGCAGTTTCGTAGGAGCCGCTGGTTTCGGCCTGTCGCCAGATTACGACGCCGCAGGGTGGGCAGGCTTCGAGGGCCCGCCAAATGGAGGATATATGGACGGGTCTGGACCCGCCATCATCAGGATGATCGCTGGACAGCGCGCGGCTATCGTAGTTGCGTCGCTCGGCGACAAGAGTGTCAAGAACGGGCCGACTTCCGACGGTTTGCTCATTGATGAGTGCCTGGTTTCCATGAGGAGGATCGCATGACCGAGGAAACACTGACCACGCAGGAAGAGAGCCCCGTCTCCATCGACGAGATCTCGGCGTCCGTCATACACAAAACGAACGGAACGGTCGTCGAACAGGGCTTCGGCCAACTCCGCAAACTCAAAAGCGGCGAGCATTTCAAATTCGTCCGGCCCGGCGGAGTTCTGATCGACCGCGATGGTGATGTTCGCACCGTCAGGGAATGGCCATCCGATTACGTGCCGGGCCCGACAGAGATATTCGGCCTCTGATGGACGAGTGGGACGATCTCGTCGCGACAGGTTTCGAGCTGCTCGCAGATCCGGCGATCTACGTGATCGCAGGGACCGGCGAGCGTCGTCCCGTTGGCGTCATCCCGATCGACGAAGCGGAGACGTGGCAAGCGCGGCGCGGCGAGATGCAGGCAACCGGCAGCAAGGTCATCGCACGGCTTTTCGTCGAGCAGATGCCGGAAGGCTGGCGCGGACCTGATGTGACCGAAGCCGACCGTCTCGAGCACAAGGGTGCAACGTGGAAGGTGAAGCCTGTCCGCGACGAGCTCAATGGTGTCTGGGTCGTAGAACTCGGCGCCACGAGGAAGCGCTGAGCGTCCGCCGCCGGAATCTTTCCGCGTGGTAGAATCCGTCCATGGTTCACATGCGCCGCCAGATCCGAGAAGCACTCGCCGCGTCCCTTGAAGGGATCGAGAACGTTCGCATCCTCCAGACGCATCGGATCGCAATGGGCGTGGCTCTTGCCGAACAGGGGACAAGCGCCGTCTGCGTCTTCCCGATCGCCGATCTCGAGCCGCAGCGCATCAACAACGCAATCCAAGGTCCTAAGCCGACCTACCGCAGCTTCCAGTTCGGCGTCGCGATCATCGTGAATGACGAGGACGCAGAGGACGGCCGGCTCGACGAGATCGACGCCGAAATTGAGCGCCGCATATTCGCCGAAGGAACGCCGCTCCGAGCACTCGCCACGCGCGATATCATTAGCCGAGGCGGTGAGCCCGCCGCCCTCGAAATGTCGGATTCTGCCTACCTCTTTGTCACCGTCTACGAGCTCGTCGCGCCGATGCGCGAGGGCGAACCTACCCGCTCAGCCTGAAAGGACTCGCCATGAGCATCATGAACCTCGACCCCCTCTCGATGGACCTCATCCACCAGGGCCGCGCCGTCCTCGTGGAGGTCATCGCTTCCGGAACCGCCGCCGAGCGCGAAGAGCACCTCGGTAACGTGACCGTGGCCGAAAACGAGATGGAGGCGGAGACCACGAAGGTCTACTCCTCGAACTTCCCGACCCGTCGTCAGATCGGCGCGCTCTCGAACGAGACCGGGATGACCTTCTCGTTCACGACGCAGAGCATCAGCCGCGAGATCCGAGCGATGGCGACGATGGGCCTGCAGTCGCTCATGGAGCTGCCTGCCGTTCCGGACTTCCAGAAGGAGGTCGGCCAGCTGGTCGTCGGCGATCGCATCCCGCTCGGCCGCCGGGTCACCAGCGTCGAGATCGGCGAACTGGAACCGGGCGTGGACTTCACGATGGTCGAGCGCGGCGAGGTCGTCCTGATCCGCAACGTTCCCGCTGGCACGCCCGCGACGAACCTCATCACCGGCATCGCACCGGCCGTCACCGGCGGAATGCGCATCGCCATGGGTCAGGCAGCGAACCGTCAGGTCCATCTGCGCCTCTACGGCATCGAGGAGGGTAAAGAACCCTTCGTCATGGACATCCCGCAGGGCACGATCCGCCCCAGCGGCGCCATGGGCTGGATCGGCGAGAATGACCCGATGGATGCCGAATTCTCGGTCGAGGTCGAGGCCGGACCGGATGGATCCTTCGGCACGATCCGCATCGGCTGATTTCCCTGAGCGCTGGTTCTGACGATCTTCCCAGCGCCGCCTAGCCCGGCTGGTTTCGACCGGCCGGGCACCTTCTCCAGACACAGGACTGCATCATGAGCGCCACGAACTACGCCTCCATCTTCGACCAGTTCGAGGAAACCCCGTCCATCACCATTCGCGGTCGCACTTATCCCCTTTCCACGATCGGCTCGAAGGACGCTCTGCGCATCCGCAAGCGCTTCCCCGATTTCAAGGACAGCATCGAAGGCCTGCAGTTCCTCGTCGAGGACGACAAGGCGAGCGATGACGACCTGACCGACGAGGCGCTGGATCGCTTGGTTCGCGTGGTCGAATTCACGAACGCCATGGTCGCAATCGCCATGGGTCATCCCGGCGACGAGACTGCCGAGGCACGGATCGACGGTCTGTTCTCCGACGAGGAGAAGGCGGCGATCATCTCGAAAGCGCAGTCTCTGTCGACCGTGGTCCCCGACGAGGGTTTTTCGAAGCCCTCGGTCTGACACTGCCCAAGGCCGAGCGAGGGAAGGGCAGGGCGGCTGGACGCGCGAAGAGGGGGCCGCCGCCGCTTGAGATCGCGCTCGGCTGGGTCGTGGAGCTCGAGCTTCACGGCCTCAATCGCGATTACCTGCTCGACCTCTCCTTCGCTCAGCTCTGGACCCGGTGGCGCGTGCTGCGCGGCATCGAGACGCGCCAGACCGCAGCAGCTGCTCAAGCAGCGCTGATCGGCGCGCGAGCGGGAAAGGCCGACGTGGTAAAATTCTTCAAGCGCATGGGAGGCTGACGACATGGCAAATACGCCCGACATTCGCGTCCGCATCCGCGCTGATGGCGTCGCATCCGCACGAGCCTCGTTCAAAGCGCTGGAGGCATCTGCATCCCGGTCCTTCGGCCATATCGAGCGCAGCGCTGCCCAAGCGGCCGCCTCGCTTCGTGCGATCTCCCGTCCGGTCTTCATCACAATCCGTGGCATCGCGTCGATTGCGCGCACGACCGCTCTCGTCGGCACGCTGGCAGGCGCACTGGCGGGTCTGGAGGTGTCGAAGTATCTCGACGCCGGTCAATCCGTCACGTCCATGCAGGCGGGTCTCAAGGTCGCGATCGATCGCACGAGCGAGCTCGAGGGCCAGCTGGCTGACGCCGAAAAGCGAATGACGACTCTCGGTCGCGCCGGTTCGAGTGGTTTCGCAGGCGCTCGTGACGAGGTGTTCCGGCTCCGCGACGAGCTTTACAAAAGCCGCGATGTCACCGCGCAGGTCGATGCGCAGTTCAACAAGGTAAAGGCGACGGCAGACGAGCTCGGTGTCGAGCTGAGCAAGGTCGGTCCCGCCTTCGTCGCTCTCGCCAACTCGACCAAGGGCACGAACGCAGCCGGTGCCACGACGGAGCGCACCTTCCGCGGCATTTTGATGGCCGGCTCCGCTCTTGGCCGGACAAACGAGGAGGTCGAGGGATCGCTCCTCGCGCTCCAGCAGATCGCGGGCAAGGGCAAGGTGTCCATGGAGGAGCTGCGCGGTCAGCTCGGCGAGCGTCTGCCTGGCGCCATGAACATCGCTGCGCGCGCCATGGGAACGAACCCAGCAGGCCTCGAAACGATGGTCGCCAAAGGTCTCGACGCGTCCATCTTCCTCGACCGCTTCTCGCGTCAGCTCGTCAAAGAATTCGCACCAGCTGCGGAGGAGGCTGCGAAGCGTCCGCAGGCTTCGTTCGCTCGTCTTCGCAACCGGATCTTCCTTGCTCGTGCCGAAGCGGCAAACGGCGGATTAGCGCGCGGACTTGCGACCATCGCGGACAGTGCATCCGTCCTGATCGATCGCCTTGAAGCGACCGGCGCCTTCGAGCGGACCGGTGCGCGGATCGGTGCAACGATCGAACGTCTGCCGGCGCTCTTCGCGGCTGTCTCGCACGAGGTGGGCGTCCTTCGCTACTACACGACGGAGTGGCTGCGGCAGATGGGCGTCGCTCTCGGCCTCGATATGAGTGGCTGGGCATCGAACGCCGCAGGCGCGTTCGGCTGGGTGCGGCAGATGCTCCTGCAGCTCGCGTTCGACATCCCCGGCGTGATCTATGCGCTGCGCCAGGCATTCGCCGGCAATGACGGCAATGTGACCGAGCGCTACGCATGGGTGCTCACCCTTCGCGACTTCATCCAAGGCCAGCTGATGCCGCTCCTTGAGCAGGTGCCGGCTATGGTCGATCGCTGGGTGCCGATCTTCGTCGGCGTCGGCACGGCGTTCCTCGCGATCCTCGAGACGATCCGCGACACGATGGTTTCGATCTTCGGCGAGGAGGGCGCGAACAAGATCGCCGCGTTCCTGATCATCGGCAAGCTGACCGGGATGCTGTCGCTGGTGGCAGCCTCTCTCAGCCTCGTCGGAACGGCCGTGCGAGGCGTGGTGGCGGCATTCAACGTGCTGCGCGCCGCCGCGCTCCTCATGTTCACGCCGCCCGGTGGTCTCATCATCGCGGGCATCGCTGCGGTCGCGGCGCTGGCCTACGTCGTCTACAAGAACTGGGACAGCATCAAGGGCTTCCTCGTCGGCGTCTGGGAAGCGATCGGCGATGCGGTCGACGCCTTCGTGGGCGGGATCAAGTCCGCGTGGCAGGGTCTTGCCGACTTCCTCGCTTCGCCCTTCGAGACCGCGAAGAAGGTCATCAGCGCGATCCTCGAGGGACTGAAGAACGCCGTCGAGAACTCGCCCGCCGGTCTCCTTTTCAAGTCCGGCAAGTTCCTGATCGAGCAGGGCGCCAAGGCCGCAGGTTTCGCGCAGGGCGGCTATGTGCGCGGGCCCGGCACCGGCACGTCGGACAGCATCCCCGCGCGTCTCTCCAATGGTGAAGGCGTCATCAACGCCCGTGCGATGCGCGCCTATGGCGGCAAGCCGTTCATCGATGGCCTCAACCGTATGTCGATGGGCTTCGGAACGCCCGACGTTCTCGAGGTCGGTGGTGGTTCGCCTGGTCGACCTTTGTCGCTCTCGATCCCCGGTCTCGGCAGCGCATCCGGCAAGGCGGACGATGATCTCGCCGACGGCCTGCAGCGCCTCTTCGAACGCAAGACCGCTGGCCGCGCTCGCCAGCGCAAACCGAGAGGTCACCGCTGATGGATCTTTCCCGTCACATCCCGGCCATCAACGGCCGCCTGATCGATCTTTCCGCGCATCGCGGCGTCACGATGGCCTACGGCTCGATCGATGGCGTCCCCGCACCGCGTCGCGACGACAACTGGTCGCTGCGCGCCTCCTCGCGCGGTCGCCTGCCTTCGCGCATGTTCGCGGTGGACCTGTCCGGTGGCTACATGGTCCAGCCTATATCGCTGGTCATCGGCGACGTCATCATGCTTGACTGCACCCTTCCGCTGGTCGAGCCCGGCTACGTCGCCGAGGCCGATCTGCGCCGTCCGATCGCTGCGCATGAGGGTGGACTGGTCTACCGCGCGCAGGACGGTCGCGAGATCACGGATCCAGCTGCATTCGCCGACGCCTGGCAGACGTGGTGGTGCCCTCGCCTGACGATGATGGTGCTCGACTTCGCCTACTCCGGCGACATGATGTCGGCCGACAGCACGTGGTCGTATGCGCTGGAAGAGGAAGCGGCGGAGATCACGCCATGAGCGGCGCCCCGGTGAGCCTCGGTCGCATCTATGCGAAGCTCTGCGACGAGACGCACGACTGGAACGCGGAAGCGGACCGGGTGGACGATCTACCGCACTTCGGCATCACGATCAGCGAAGAGGAGGGCGAATTCCCCGTCCTTGAGGTCGCCTTCGAGAATACCGGTGTGGGCGTCGATGCTCTGGTGGGCGGACGTGAGCGCATTCTGCTGTCGGTCGATCGGCTCGACGCGGATCTCGTGCGTGTCGACACGATCCTGCTTTACGACGGCGTTCTGGACGATACCGGCGATGTCGAGCTCGGATCCGAGGACGTGACGCTGCGCTACGAGGCGCGGCGTGCGAACTGGCAAGCTCTGCGTGATGCCGTGCTCGTAGGTGTCGCTCTGCCGTTCGCGGACCCTTGCGCAGGCGATCTGTCTGACCCGGTCGAGCGCCTCGACGGTATCCCTGCGCTGGTGTGCTGGGACCGCACGACGCGACAGCCGATCCTATCCAGCGCCGTCAATGGTGGCGGAGGCGTCGATCGGAACATCGGTCGCAATCACAGACAGGGCGCCTGCAGGGTGATCCGCAATGGTCGTCCGCTTGGCCGCGTCGACGTGGTTATCTCGGCAGAATGGACGCAGCGCCAGATTGGCGAGTTCGATGTCGGCGCGATGATCGAGGACGCAACTGCCGAGCAAGGTGGCCTCTCCACGCTTACGCCGGACGTTATCGCCGATCGGTGGCCGGAAGATGGCGACGATTTCAGCGGCGGCTACGCCGTGTCGGAATCGCGCCTGGCATCCGTTTCAGTGCCTCAGGGAGCGCAGGAGCTTGTCCAGTTCGAGCAGGCCGCTGCAGCGGCGCGGACGTTCCGCCCGGGAGCCACCCAGCCTCAGCCGGTCCAGATACGTCGTCACTGGCTTGCACCGACTCTCAAGCTTGCCGCGACCAGCGAGACGAAGCGTCGCGAAGAGGTCCGCTTCTCGGTCTACAACGGTGGGCAGGGCGCCTCGACCGATAGCGAGACCGTCGAGATCAATCTGGATCGCCTCGCATTCGACGCAGCCGCACCAGAGTGGCAGCCGAACGTCCGCTACGGGCAGGGTGCGGTGGTGTCATTCGCCGGCTTCATCTGGCGCAGTCTCGAGCCGCACGATTCCGGCGAGAGCCTCTGGATCGATCGCGCATACGATGGCGAGAATGGAACGACACTCTACCGCTGGGAGCTCGTGGTCCTGGATGGTTCGCCGCTGGGATCGCCGATGGCTGCGTCGTTCTTCAACACCGAGCGCGGCCGCCAGTCGATCGATCACGGCATCGCAGTCGCCCTGCAGCGGCTTGCTTATTCGCAGCGCTCCTACACGATCGACATCGAGGTCGACGCGTTCGCCGTCCTAGACATCTCTTGCCGCGACACCGTGCGCCTCGTCAGCGACCGGATTCCCGGCGTCGGCGGCGAAGCGGTCGGCAAGGTGCGCGGCTACACCTTCCGCTTTTCGGTGTCTGAAGCGACGTGCATCATCTCGCTCGCAGTCTCGACCGGATCCGGCGTGGCTGGTGGAACCGGCGAAAGGACGATCGCGTTCGGACCGAACTGGTCGAGGGCTGGATACGCCGCCCCGGTCTACAATGCGCCTTTCGCGCCTGGCATCGGCGTCAGCAAGGTCGAGATAATCAACACGGCAGACGAGCAGATCGCGGCGCTGCAACAGGCGGCCACTGCGGGGCAGGATCTGAGCAAGGTCATTGATGACGTGCGGACCGAGATCCGCGTGTCTGTTCTGCCAGCCGGCGGCGGAGAGACGCTTGCGCCTATAATGGTCAACGTCACGCCCTATCAGGGCTTCAAGGGAATTGCGCTCCGGTGAGCCTCGACGATAGCATCCGTCAACTCGGCGAGCCTGCTCGACAGCAGGGCGCGCGCGTTCCCGTTCCTGCTCCCAGCCGCGCGGCCCCGGCTACCGGACGGATCGGACGAGCAGCGCAGCCGGACGATGGTCGCTCGCGCGTAGACGCCCGTCTCCTCACGACGCAGGGCCCGGCGCATACCGAAACCGGCAATGACTGGAACAAGACGCCCCAGCTCGACATGGAAATCGGCTCGTTCATGGAGCAGGCCTACGTCCTGCGCGCGAGCGGCGCGATCATCGTCGATCCGAACGTCGCGAACGTCTGGACGCTAGATCTCGCTGGTGCCGCGACCATCACCTTCGCCGCGCCGGAGCCGATCCCTCAGCCGCAGCTGGACGCCGGACGCGATCGCAATCGCGCGACGGGCGTCGTCATCCGCATCATCCGCAACGGCTTCGACTACGCCTTCACGGGCGTCGAGTTTCCCATCGGAACCGCCGATCGCGTCACCGCCGACGGCAACCGCGACAAGTGGGTGGCCGACTGGTGGGGAGGGCCTGAACTCGGCTCGAACTGGGAACTCCAGCTGGTCGCAAGCGGCTACGAGGCCGCCTGATGCTCTACCGCAAGCTCCTGATGGTCGGAGCATCCTCGGCCGCTCTTTCTTCGCACTGGATTCTTCCCGGCGGTCACATCGTCAGCTTGGCGGAGGATGGTTCGCTCTCGTTCGCCGATCCCGATGCCGGCTGGCCGCTTCCGGTCGGATCCGGCGATCCCTTCGTGGACGCCGAAGGCCGTATCGGCACCTATGAGCTCCTGAACCTTGGCGGTGGTGTCGGCGAGGCTCGATCCGTCCGCCTGCGCGATTCCGGTGCCGATCGCGAGGAGGTGCGCAGTCTCGGACCATTTCGCGGTTTCGCGAGCGCCAACGTCGCCGCATCGCTCGTCACGCCCGGCACGGAGACGAACCCGTTCGGCTTTTCGCGGCCGTCATGGCGCCTGACATCCGTCAGCGGCGGCGACCACGAGACCGGATATACGGCAGACTGGGCGTGGGAGCAGCAGAGCAATGGAACGTCGTCCGGCGAAAGCACGCTCCCGGCCGACGTGCAGGTCATCCAATCGCACTATACGCCAAACATGGCCTACCCATGGGGCGTATGCGTCGCGCGCGATCTCGCGGTCGTGACGAGGCTGGAAGCGAGCGCGAACACCGGCGCGCCGGACGGAACGGATCCCAGCGGACGACCGTGGATCGGCTGGACGATGGACGCGGCAGGCGTTGCGCGCCGTATCGCGGACCTGACGCCGGCGGAGGCGCGGCAGCTGGGACATGATGCGGACTTTCTGCCCGACGATGGCGAGGTCATCACGAAGACCGACCAGGCACACGAATGGCTCTTCCTCCGACCGATCGGTCCGTTCGGTCTCGATATCGTTATGTGCACGGGTGTGCTTCGATACGCCGAAAGCTACACCCGTGTGCCGACGCCGGAGGAGCGTCCGTATTACATGCGCGGTCGCGCAGCCTTCGAGTCCTCGAACAAGTCCGAGCCGCTGCTCGATGCACCCATGGACTGGTTCCACGATCCTGCAAACCCGCCGGTGACGATCACCGAACGCCGCGTGGTCCTGATGTTCTGCACGGTCCTGATCTCGGCCGCAGGCATCGCCGGTGTCACCGTGACCGGATCGTCGGCTGCGCGATCGGTCAGCGTGACACTTGCCGTCCAGAGTGGCAGCCCGCTCAGCTGCAAGGTCCTCCGCAAGGTCGCAGGCGGATACGACGTGATCTGGTCGAACCATCCGCAATTCGCCAATTATCACTTTCACGATGACACGTTTGATCGGACGGAGATCGTTTCGGCGAATGGCTGGAAGGCGAAGATCGTCTGGCCGGTCTGGAGGTCCGACACGACAGGCGAGTATCAGCACGCGGATTTCGACGAGAGCGCGATCCTGAGGCAATACATGCCGATTTGGTGGTATGCGAACCAGCCTGACGCCGGGATCCAGCCCCCGACCAGACCAGCCGACTGGGACGACGACACGCAAGGCACGTGGACGGTTCCTCCGCAGGATCTTTTCCCGGCGCAGGCGTGGCGCGGACAGCGATACTGGATCCCTACGCTCGGCGAATTTCAGTATCAGAACGCGCACAACAACATCTATACGGTCAACAACGCGTCGGTCGGTGCGGCTGCCGCGACCCATTCCCTTCATCCCACCGGTCCCTACCCCCGCGACGGCGCCCGCCAATATCGCGGCGCAGGTGAGTTCCCCGTCGCGCGGCATCAGGACGGCACCTTCTCGGCTCACGAGGCTGGCCGGATCGTCCCTGGCATCGTGACGGGCCCGGGCGGAGCGCTCAAGGCCAGTGCCGAGCCGGACGGACTCAACCCGATGATGCGCGATCTACGTTGGCCCGGTCGGCCATATCGTCTCGCGATGACGCAGGACGGTCAGTGGAGCTTCTCGAACGGAGCAGGGTGGTCGTCCATGCAGAGCTTCGGTCAGGTCGAAGGCACGATCTGCGTCGCCGCACGGCTCGAAGCACCGGAACCTCCGGATACTGTATCATGACGCGCATGACCGGGACGGGTAATAATTTCACGCGCGAGGATGTTGCTCTCCTTGTCAGCGATCTCGTGCCTCCAGTGGTGGAGGCGGCTGTCGAGCGGTCAATGGACCGGATCCAGCGTTCGCTGGCGAGCGAGATCGCCAAGGGCGTGACGACAGCCATCAACGAACATCATCTCCGTATCGGGATCGATTCCACCTCCCCGGACGGTATCTCCAAGGCACACAAGCGCAACGCGTGGATCGACGAGAACATGGCTAGGATGCCTGAGGTCGAGCGACGCTGGACGAACGTCGACCGTTTCATGAGCGAGCTGGATGGTAACGACCGCGCATGGGTTCGCGAAAGCCGCGCCCGGGCAGCGAAGGACGCTTCCACGCTGAGAGAGACCGTGATCAGGTGGGCCGTTCCCGCTCTTCTCGGCGTCATCGCATCACTGGTCGGCTTCCGTATCCTTGAAGGCAAGTCGGAGACGCCGGCCGCGCCGACGCCAGTGCATCGCGAAACCATTTCCGAGCAAGTGCATCCGTCGCCGACGCAGCATCCGGTCGCTGCGGGACGCTAATCGGCCGCGCCGCCGGAATATCCGAGTGCGGTAAAATATGCGGATGGAAACGCCCGCACCGACGCCCTGCGAAGACGCCTGCAACCGGATCCGGATCGCGCTCCTCGAAGACGATCTCGAACAGGCACAACGGGACACGGAGATCGCGATGGTCGATCTCTGTGAAGCGCAGGACGCGTTTCTTTGCGCCCGTTCCAAACTCGAAGGTGCGCGCCGAACCGAATGGGCCCGCCGCTCCGACCTTTACCGCGCCAAGCGCACCGCCTGAGGAAACCCATGACCGCCACTGCCATCCCTGCCGTCTACGGCGCCATCTCCGCCTGCACCGCCGATCTGCTGGGAGGCGTGTCGAAGGATCGCCGCAATTCCGGACAAGGCTTCAACTTTCGCGGAATCGATCAATTCATGAATGCGGTCGCTCCGGTGATCGCGAGGAACGGTTTGGTCGTGCTCCCCCGCGTCATCAGCAAGCGCCAGGACGAGCGCCAGACCGCGAAGGGCGGCACGATTTTCTACACGCACCTGAGCGTCGAGTTCGATTTCGTGGCGGTGGCGGATGGATCGAAGGCCGTCGTGAGGACCGAGGGCGAGGCCATGGACAGCGCCGACAAGTCGACAAACAAGGCGATGTCGGCGGCGTTGAAATACGCCTTGATGCAGGCGTTCATGATCCCGACCGAGGATATGCAGGATGCCGACGCGCACGATCCCGAGGCGAGCGAACGCGTGACCCGTGCGGCGCAGGGCGTCGCCAAATCGATGGCCGACGCGTCGAACCCATGGGTCGGAAGGAAAGAAGCGCTGAAGGCGAAGATCGCCGCGGCGAATTCGACTGACGCGATCGACGATCTGCGCGGGTCCGACGAATGGACCGGGTTCGTGAAGGGCGAGGGCGTGCCGCAAGGATGGCCCGAGGCGCTGGTCGAGATGGCCCGGCAGCGTTGGCGCGAGGTCGCCTGACGCTCGCCGCCGGAATCCCTCCACGTGCGATAATACGCTCATGACGATCCGAGCCCCCATCTTCGATGCGATCCGCGACGCTCGTGGGCGCGGCTGGCAGTCCGGCGATCCCGAGATCGCGGCGATCGACCAGTTTCTCACCGGCATCGGCGTCCCGTCCGCATCCGCGCCTTCGCCTGCGCTCCCGCTAATCAAGGTCGGCCTGACCGACGAAGACTTCCAGTGGGCGGCTCAGGAGCTCGGATGTCAGGTGGCGCAGATCCGCGCCGTAGACGAGGTCGAGAGTGGCGGCGGCTGGTTCACGGACATGCGCGCCGAGATCCTCGCTATCGACGGGCCAGGCGGCTTCGTGGATGGGCAGGAGCTGCCGAAGATCCTGTTCGAGGCGCACAAGTTCGACGCCTTCACCGGTGGTCGCTTCCGTGCCTCGCATCCGAACATCAGTAGCAAGGGCTGGAACCGCGCCCTCTACGCTGGCGGCCAGGCCGAATACGTTCGCCTGCACCGCGCGATGGAGCTGGACCGCGAGGCGGCGCTCAAGTCGGCCAGCGTCGGTCGCTACCAGATCATGGGCTTCAACCATGCGGCCGCCGGCTTCGATGATGTCGAGGCTTTCTGGTCGGCCATGAAGAGTTCGGAGCGCGCGCACCTCGAGGCGTTTGTGGCCTTTATCCGATCCTCGCACCTCGTCGGCGCGCTGCGTCGGATCTCGATCTTTCACGCCGACTGCGTGCCCTTCGCCAAGGGATACAATGGCAGCGCATTCGCATCGCACGACTACCACAAGAAAATCGCGCGAGCCTTCAAGAAGTGGAGCATGATGTGAACGGAGACCAGAGCCCCGGGCCGCTGATCGCCTACCTGTCGACGCTCGGCGCCATCGTCGTGCTGACGATCACCGCCGCGATCATCACGATCTCGATCGATGATCAGGAGAACCTGCCGCAGATCGTCGCCGCGCTCGCGTTCGTGAGCGCGGCAACCACCGGACTCGTCGGCGTCATCGGCACCTTCCGCCCCAAGGCGCTGCCGAAGGAGCCGGAGCAGCGTCCCGCACCTTCGCCGACCGATGATGAAGCCGAAGCCGAAAAGGTGAACGCACGATGACGACGTGGGCCCTGTTTGTATTCATGGCGGCCGTCGAGGCTGGGATCATCACCACGATGGTCGTCGGCCTACGCGCCATCCGCACCTACCGAGGAGATGACCGATGAGCTGGATGACTGCCCTCGCGTTCGTGAAGCGCTGGTTCAAACCCATCGTCGGCGGCCTCCTCGTCGCGGTAATCGCATGGCTTTCGATGTCGTCCGGACGCTTGGCCGGTGAGCGCGACACGCTTCAGGTTCAGCTCGACCAGGCGAGGTTGGAGACGAAAACCGCGTTGGAGCGCGAGGCACAGGCGCGGGAAGCTCGGCGAGCAGCGGATACGTCCGCCGAGGCGGCGCTTGTGCGAGCAGAGTTACTGGAAATGGCCGTATCTCGGCAGAAGGGGACTATCGATGCTCTCGAGAAAAAATATGGCGCAACTGCTGTGTCTCAGCTCACTCGCGATCACCTTGGCCGGCTGCGCGACGCCCAGCAGCGTTCCGACTGATCGGCCGGGGATCATTTCGATCCCGCCATCGCTGCTGCGTTGTAAGGCTGAGCCGGTGGTGCCGGATCCCGCGACTGCGACGGATGTCGATGTGGCGAGATGGGAAGTCGATTTGATGGCGGCGGGATGTGATTGCCGCGATAAGCTGGCCGCAGTGAAGGCGCTGCAAGAGGGAAAGACGGCTCCCCCAAGCACCTGCACGGTTCGTTGATCAGCCGAAGATCGCGGACCAGTATTGGCGGCCAGCGCAGGTGCCTCCGCCCACAAGGCCGGTAAAGCGGCCATCGATGAACTCGAGGTGATGCGCGTCCATCGGAAGGGCGGTGGTCACGGCACACGCATCGTGGTCGAAAACTAACGGAACCACGCGCGAGCCGAAAGTCGCCAACCAGATCGATGTTCGGCGATACAGACCATCGCGGCTGCGATGACCTAGCAGAAGCAGACCCTCCTGCACGGTGCGACCGGTCTTGATGCGCTCTTCTATCTCGCGAAGGCCGAAAAGGTCGATGACGGCCCCGTGACGTTCCTGAGCACGCGTGACGGTGTGCGACCTCTTTGCCCATGCTCGAACGTCGTCATTCGCGATTTCGCGCGACGCTTGCCTCTGCAACTCGAAGCTCGTTGTGACGGCCTTTACCACCCGATCAGCCTCACGCCCGTTCTCCGCGTATTCGCGCTTCTGCGCTGCGGTCCTCTTGCTCATCGTCAGTCTCCCGCCGGCCTGATGCCGACGTGCAGATTCTGTCTGACGGAAGGCCGTTAGGCAAGACCCCTAAGATTTATTTTGTAAATCGACCTAGACCCCTTGCGCGAATCACAAGACCCATGGATTATGACCTCATCGGCGGCACAGGGTCGTCAGGAGGAAGACAATGAAAATCGCTACCGAATTGCTCGAAAGTCAGATCACCCGCGCGCGCCTCACCGGACTCTCGATCGATCAGCTGCTCGCCTCGGTCCCACATCACGTGCTCGACCATATCGATATCGTGACGCTCACGCCGGACGCGTCGCCGGGATCGCCCTACGCAGAGGTCTCCAGCGGTCGCATGACCGCCGAGGACGCAGACCGTCAGATCGATGCGCTCGGCATCAAGCTGTCCCCGCACTCTCGCTACTGGATGGGCCGCGCGCTCGCCGCCGAGGAAGCAGCGCGCTTCGACTGGTCGGACCAGCCCGCGCTCATACCGGTCTGCATCACCGCAACCGCCGAGGCGCAAGCCTTCGCTGCCGAGGAAGCCGCAATCGATTTCGAACGACGGAAAGTCGTCCGCCTTTTTGCGTAACCAACAATCCAAACAGGGAACCACGACCATGACCACTACGACGACCACCACCGCCCGCTCCGCGATCGACCAGACCACGATCGATCTCGCCATCGAAGCACATGACGCGTTCGACGAGCAGGTGCAGCTCGCAGCCGTCGACCCGATCGACGGGCTCGAACTGTCCCTCAATGCCGCTCGCGAGCACTGCACCGATGAACAGGAAATCGCAGCGATCGAGGACCAGATGGGCAGCATCTACGACACCGTGATCCGGGACGAGTGGATGAAGGCAGAAGAGGCCGCTGGAGCGCGCGAACTGCGCATGCCGATGGAACACGACCTCCGGTCCGCATTCTCCGCCTTCGCCCATCTCCCGGTCCACCAGCACGCCGAGCAGACGCGCCGGATCCTCGCCGGGATCATGTCGGGCACGACCGAATTCATCGAGCGGTCGAAAATCGAGGACCTGATCGTCAACGTCGGCGACTGGCTCCCGGCTGCACGTGACGGTGACCGGCTGGACGCGCCGAAGACGGAAGCGGTGAAGCGGGCGGTGAGCGACTGGGGCGTTATCGAAACCTCGCGTGAGGTCGTCAGGCATCGCGAGGAGCAGGAGCAGCTGCACGCCGAGGTCGTGGAGGACGAACCGTGTGGCAGCCTTGCGATGGCTGCTTCGGCTCGCACTACGGTCGAGGTTCGACCGCGCATGTCGTCCATGGAAGTGCTGACCGCGATGGTCCGCGAACAGGATTGACGCTCGAATAAACCATCGCCAGCGTCCGCGTTCAAAGGGCCGGTGGAGCGATCCGCCGGCCTTTTCGTATGCGCTGCCGGAACGCGTCGAAGGTCCACAATACGAGGGTGGTTTACCTCGATTGCCTCGTGCTCGGTCATCCGCGCAGCCAGCCGCGCCCGCGCGTCTACGGGCGACGAGTGTTGGCGGACAGTCCTGTGTCGGCCGCGTGGAAGGCCGAGATTGTCGCCGCGATCGTCCAGGCGGGTTTTACCCGTCCTGCTGCCGATGCGCCTCTGGAGCTCAATCTGGAGATCGCTCTTCCGACTGTCCAGAAAGCACGCCAAGGTAAACCGGCGATCGGAAGACCGGACTTGGACAATTTGGCGAAGGCAGCCGGCGATGCGTTGATGGAACCCGGCGGGCAAGATTTCGCGAAGGCCGTGAAGCGCCTCGGACCACCCGCAAGCACTTACGCTGGCGTGCTCGAGGACGACGCGCAGATTGTTCGACTGGTGACGGAGAAGCGCTGGTCGCCACGCCCCGGCGGTATCAGGATCATCCTTCGCGAAGCCTGAGCGACGCACACTTGTCTATTATGTCTTAGACAATCGTGTTCTGACCCCTTGCGCAGCGATTCGCAGCGTGGGACAATTCACCCATGACGACCCATTGCATTCTCGGCCAGCGCAAGCTGAAGCAGAACGATATCGTCCACGCACGCGGCCACAACAACCGTGAGGAGGACGTGGGCAATGCGGATCGCTCAGCGCCTCCGCCAGCTGTCATCTATGGACCGGAAGATGCATGGGTAGGCGTCCGGGACCGGCTTGCGGATCTCGGCATTCGTCCGCGCAAGGGCGCCGTGCTGGCGCTCGAACTGATGATGACCACGTCGCCGGAATGGTGGCCGAGCGATGACCCGGTGCGATACGTCAAGCAGCTGCGGTGGTTCATCCGACGCAGCATGCGATACCTGCTCGGCCGGTATCCGCGATGCGCCATCGTGTCGGTCACGCTCCATTGCGACGAGCAGACGCCGCACCTTCACGTCGTGGTGCTGCCCGTGCGCCAGCGGGTCGATGCGCGGTTCGCGGACAAGGGCGAGCGCTGGACGCTCTCCGCGCGTGGCGACCTGCCGCCGAAGCGGGCGAAGGATGCGCCGCCGATCGACTACTCGACCTACTGGCGAGGCGGGATCGGATCGCGCGGGCAGATGGCATACGAGCAGACCGTCTTCGCTGAGTTCATGGCACCGCTCGGCCTCGAGCGTGGCCGCGTCTGGTCCGGTGCGCCGAACAGGCCGAACTCGATCCACCAGGCGGAGATGGGCGACGCGATAGCCGCAGCGAACTCGGAACGGGAAGCGGGCGGGATCGTGCGCAGGCAGGTTGAGGCGGAGCGGGCCGAGGTGGCGGACGTGCGTGCCGAACTCGAGAGAGCGCGCGCCGAGTTGGAGGCGTCACTGGCGCGCGCCCGGGCCGAGGAAGGCCGGCTGGCCGAGCAGCGTCGCGCGCTGGATGCTGAGCGTGCCGAGTTCGAAGCGAAGCTCGTGAAGGTCCGCAAATGGAAGGCCGGTCTCGACGCTGAGCGCGACCGGGTGATCGCGGAACGGGACCGCCAGGCGCAGAATGCGCCGCTCGTGGCAGACCTTGCCGAGACCGCGATCAAGGCGATGCGATCGGTCGATCTGACGAAGATTCCAGAACGTGAGCGAAACGCCGTCATGCAATCGGCCTACGCGATCGGACAGCGGCTCGAGGCGGCGGAAGGTGCCCACTGGTCGATCGCGGCCGCTCGGACCGAGTTGCACGCTACCAGCGCATCACGAGCTCGATGAGCGCTTCTTCTGCTCCTCTCGATAGCGAGCGAGTTCGGCGCCCGTGTATTTGAGTGGATTGTCCTTCGCGTAGGTCTTCGCGTTGGTTCGCTGCCTGGCGATGAACGACCCGCTGACCTTCGGATAGTCCTCGAGCTCCTCGAACCGATCACCGAGGTCGTGTAGGTCCCACTTCGATAGATATTCGTCCCACGTCATGTGATGACCCTTCGTCACATGCAGAACGAGGGCCTCCTTCTTCTCGCCACACTCGAGGCAGATCAATCCGTCGATCCGGACCGTCTCGGCTACTCGCCGCCGGGCGTTGTAGTCGCGCAGCTCATCCTCGGTCAGATGAGCCGTGGCCATCGCCTCGGCGTGCTCGAGGACCGCCTGAGAGGGCGTTCCCAGCGCGAAGTCGCGTTCGCGGATGCGCTGCCGCAGATCTCGGATATGAGGAAGGAGGGCCACCAGATCCGGCGTCGGAAGGCGCGCGAGATCGGCCATCAGCAGGGCGGCTTCTTCGAGCGTCTTGTTCACGTGAGGCCTCGCATCGGTCTATCCCTAGCGCGGGTGCAGCGTCTGGTCGAGATCACCATTCAATGTCCTCGATCTTCTCCTTAAACCGATTTGGATGAGCTTCGAGCATCCGGCGAAAGTTTCCGTCCGGTGTGCAGTCTGCGTCGGAGCCGGGCGCCGAGCGCTCCAGCATCAAGAGGATCGCGCTGCCTTCGATGCTGAGCTTGGCATGTGAGATTCTGTCACCGTCGATCTCGATGATCTGCTCGACCTCGAGATAGGTGAGGTATTCCGAGAAGAAGGCACGCGAGCCGTCGAATATCTCGCCGATCATCTGATCCGGATCGGATGCGTGAAGGCCAGCGTCGATCGCGGCCAGAGTCTGATGCATTCGCTCGATGTGACCGGGATCGTCGGTGCGGCTGCGCCGCAGGCGGAACGCACTGAAGAGGTCGCGGATCGTCCGGTGATACTTGCCGCGCGGATCCCGGAAAAACCATGTGTCGTTGATCTTCTCGGAGACCGCTGGGAGGTGGACGAGATACTCGTCGAGCCCCCACGCTTGATCAGCATAGCCGTAATGATGCCAGGCTACGAAATTCCGATTATGCTCAGGGTGCTTCTCCTTGGTGCGCCATCTCAGCAACTTTCTCGGATACGGTGCGAACATTTTTCATTCTCCAAACTGTTACCACTCGGAGACCTACATTCACAGCAGCGGGAGCTGCCTCCTTTCCCGCTCGCGCACTCGCGACGCGGCCGCCATCGCCTGCTGCGCGGCTCCTACCGCCCGGCGGTATTCGCTGGTCCTACGCCGTTCCGCGCGGTCGAAGCTCAGGCTCACGTCATCGAAGAAGACCGTTGAGTAGATCGCTGCCGCCATCGCGCGCAGCGTCTCGTCATGGGCAAGGGGGAGGGGCTGATTCGTCATTCCGCATGGGTAGAACGAAAGCGGAACATTCGGCAAGCAGGTCCGCGTTAGGATCGGCGGATGGCGGTCCAATCCGACTTGGCTACAACCTCGTCATCGCGCTTCACGCGCGTCTTCCGGACAGTGTCGACGCCTTCGTATTTCACGCCCATTCGCACCCGGTTCACTTCGTCATCGTGGCCACCGAACGCTTCATGCAAGATCTTCAAAAACTCGACCTGGTCGAGCTGCTGAGGCTCCGGCTTCGGATTGTTGCGAGGCGAAGGGATGGTTGCTGGGAACAGGTAGATGCAGGGTGGAGGCAGCTGAAAAGGTCCGACAACCGTCAGGCGAGCTGGATCGGCTTCGACCTTCGGACACGGTCGACCGATGGTGCCGCAGACCATGTCCCAGATGATGAGACCATCGACCCGTTGCTCTTTCGAAATGATCTCTGCCGACAGCCGTGTGTGGATGCCGGACCATGCGTTGTGGCGAGGGTTCGCCCCCGGGTTCGTGCATACCGACCACATGACGAATTCGTGGCAGTGTGGCGGCCGCTCGAAGATGTTGGTGTTGTTCCCATCGAGGCAGCCCTTCAGCTCGATGGCACAGGTGCGCCCGGATGGAAGTTCGACGGTGTAATCGTGACGGTTTGCTTCGCCAGCGGATTCCCAGCCGTCGATATCGCCGCGATCCTGAAGCCAGTTGAGCACGCGGGAGACGAAATCGCGCTTCTCCCGCATCGTGGCGGAGAATTGGCCCCGGATACGTTCGATCGCGCCTCGGAATAGACCGCTGTCGTAGAACTCCTGCTCATCAAGGCCGTGGGTGCCGAGCGAATGAGCCTGCGTCTTCAGAACCTCAGCGAACTCGAGGATTCGCCCGCGCAACTCATCATTCGCGGTGCAAGGGATGATGCTCATGCGACGAGACGCAGATTGCAGCGCATGGCCGCCATGAGCGGATCGAAGATGTTGCGCGCCAAGTGATCGACGACCGGGACAGCGACGCCGTCGCCGATCAGGTGATAGGCCTCGTTATAGGCGCTCGGCAGTTTGTATTTGTCGGACATGCCCATGAGGCGTGCTGCCTCGCGCGAACTCATCAGACGCGAGCGGACGCGTCGGCCCTTGACCTCGATCACGATCTGCCGACTGGATCCACCGGAAGGCGTGCGCAAGCATCCAGCGATACCATCGAAGCGGACCTCGGTGCGGACTGTCTTCACGCCCTTGTGGACCCGCGTGCGACGATAGGCGGTGCCGAACATCCGCGCGCCGGCCTTGCTGGCCTTGATAACCTTGCGCCGGTTGATGTCGCTCATCCGGTCGATCAGCGTCTTGGTTTCGTCCTGGCTATGCCATTCGACGCCTTCCGGCTCGTCCTCGATGATCTCGGCCAGACCTGCGCGTTTGGTTGAGGGCAGGGGGACCGACCAGTTGATCCAAGCGTCGACCACGCGTTGCAGCTCCGGCTCATCCACAACGCGCGAGACGATGCGATCATAGGTAGCTGCGACCCGGCTATCGACGCCGGCGAGCGAACCGGATGGTTCGACCAGACCGGCCGGGATCGTCACGTCATCACGGACAGCGATCAGGAACATGCGCGGGCGCGACTGCGGCACGAAAAGGACGGCATCGATAACCCGCGCGCCGACCTTGTAGCCAGCGTCGACGAGAGCGAGGCAAAGCGCCTCGAAGTCCTTTCCGGAATGGGATGTCAGCGTCGCAGCGACGTTCTCCAGTGCGACGATGGGCGGGCCGCGTCCTTCTTCGTTCAGCTGCGCTATCAGTCGCCAGAAGGGCCAGAACACGCCGGAGCGCTCACCTCGGAGACCTGCGCCGCCGCCTGCGAGCGAAAGGTCCTGGCAAGGGAACGACGCCCAGACGAGGTCGGCCTCTCCCGGAAGGTCGGTAGGCTTGAGCGTCTTCACGTCCGCTGGCTTCATCGCGCCAGCGCCCCAGTTGTCGTCGTAGGTGCCTGCCTTCTTCAAATCGATGTCGTTCGCGAACAGGCAGCGCCACCGGTCTCCAAGACCTGCTCGCGCCATTCCAGCTCCGGCGAAGAATTCGTAGAAGGTGCCGCTCATAGGCGTCGTATGGCGGAACGATACGCGAACGTCGAGAGAAAGGATCAGCTTTTTGCCGGATCAGTCGGCGATCGGAGGTTCTGGAAGGATCGGAGGCGTCGAGTCCGCGTAGGTCAGCCAGTGGGCCCAGATCGCGTGCGTCCGCGCCCGCGTAAGGCGATCAGAGCAGTCGGCGGCCATCGTGCGAGCGATCGATCCCGGATACCAGTTCGTGAAGACGGCACCGCATTCGGTGTCCCGGTATTTGATCCAGGCGCGCTGCGCGTCCCGCAGCTCGGTGCGTGCCTTCGCGTAGTCTTCGCCCTGATCGGCGAGGCGCTCCATGGCGGCCGTGTAATACCGGTTCAATTCGGCATCAGCGTCATCGGCTGGCGCATCGGCCTGACTGAGCGCGGCAGCGGCCATCGTCAGAGCGTGAAGCAGCATTGGCGGTTCCCTCGTCTATCGTGACCGGCGAGTAGCAGCAGGCGAGGGCGGGCGCTACTGGATCGTGGTGTCGCTCGGTCTGCCGAGTAGATAGGACGAGCTCTTCGTCTGGACGACATCGCCGAAGCGCAAAGGCGGCGCCGGCATCGATCTGATCACGCCCGTTCTGATGCGTGTGCCGTCGTCCCAGCGTCCGCGCTTGTCGCCCTAGACCTCGGCAAGAATGACCGGCCACCGCTCGCCCTTCTCGTCGCGTAGATCGCAGATCATCCAGCCCATGAGGCAGGCGTCGAAATCGGTTTTCTTCTCGTCATCTTCCATAGCGCCGAACGGGCGCAGTAATTACGATCCGACGATAGGCGGCATACGATGAAAAGACCGTGTGGCAGTAGCGTGCTCTCCACATTCGAACTCGACAAGTTTGGTCGGAAGGCCTGAAGCGAGAGAGGAGATAGGAGCCCATTTTGGACCGTCATATTCGTCCGCGTTCATATACCCGAGATTGGCCAGCGCGTTATTGAAAGACCATCGGCGAACCAGACGGGGCAGTCTAGCCAAGGAACCAAAGGTTCGCCCGAGATCGAACCTCAGTTCGTCCATCGCCTGCTGAGGATCCCATCCTTCGCACGAGAGAAGGAAAGCGGGATTATCCGTCCGTCCAATCCACGATTGGATGTGGTGGACCAGCCATTCCTCGTATCTGATACCCAACGGCGCATCTTCGACGGGAATGTGCTCATCGCCGAACCGTATCGCTTCACTCGGTCCCTCGTCTTTTCGATCCGCGATCCAATGATGGATGAAATCGTGCTCCCAGTAGTAAGAGGGTTCAGATCCGGCATATCCAAGCTCACCCGCAAGGCTTGAATTGGTGCCGCGCATGATGATTGGCGCAAAGTCAAATTCGTTCACATGACCATCGTCAAACGTAGAACGCGTCCACGATGGGCCACATTCGAACAAGCATGTTTCGAAGCGATGAGAGGCGATAGGATCCAT